ATTGTAAAACACATGCAACCGCATTTTTGGCAATCCGAAGACGTTCCTACTATTTCTATTGGACAATATCCACTTTGTTTGGCGTGGGCACTTACTATTCATAAAATACAAGGCGCCACCCTACAATTTGCAGAAATTGATATAGGAAAAGATATATTTGAATACGGGCAAACATACGTTGCTCTTTCTCGTGTTCAGTCGTTGAACGGATTATATTTATCTTCATTTGAGCCTACAAAAATACAAACCAATCCTCTTGTTAATGAATATTATAAACGTATATCAGAAGCGAATTTAGAACGAAACACCACTGAACATTATAATTTAGAAAAAGAAAATAATCAAATAAAACGAGTTTTTATATAATGTTTTGTTATTATAAATGGTTGCTGCTAGTATTTTACCAGTTTCTATTTATAAAAACAAACTCTATTTTCTATTTGGAAAAGAGAACTCAATGGAAGATAGTGCAAAAGGATGGTCAGATTTTGGAGGAAGATGTGATAAAGGAGAAACACTATATCAGACCGCGATTCGAGAAGGCAGTGAAGAACTAACCGGGTTTTTAGGTAATAATAAAGAGTTAAGTAATCTAATTAAACAAAACGGGGGTACACTTAAAATGAAACACAATGAATATCATATACATATATTTTTTTTACCATACGACGATAACTTACCCAAATATTATAATTACAATCATAAATTTTTATGGGAGAAAATGGATAAAAAATTATTAAATAAAACCAAACTTTTCGAAAAAATAGAAATTAAATGGTTCTCCGTAGATGACCTAGTGAAACAACGAAAAGTATTTCGTAATTTTTATCAAGAGATTACCGATCTTTTTATTGAAAACAAACAAAATATTGCTGATTTTATAAAACTAAAACATAGTAAGCATAATAAATAATAGAAAATATTATGATTTCTATTATTTAGTGATTCATTAACTATGCATTCAAAAATAACAAAAAAAAATACCCAGTAATAATATACTACTTTTGACTCATGTCTAATAATTCGTGGAAACAATACGGCGGTCAATCAAAAGCTGACGAATATAATATAATTAATGCATCTACTATCATTGCTGACCAATTTGTATCGCGATCTGTAAAAACTGGATCTTATTTTTTAAGTGGAACATTAGAAGTATCTAATGATATATCTGCTGGGTTCAATATAATCGCAGGACAAACATTATGCACTCAACAAAATCTATTTGTAAATGAAGATCTTTATTCCAATAAAAAGATTTATTTTGGTGCGGGTACTGAATTTATAAATTCTGGTACTAATTTTCCAATACTTGCAAGTGATAACTCAAATGTATTTATTTACGGAGACGCAAGCTTTGTTGCGATTAATGCTCTTTCATCTGACGCAACTTTACAAGTCAATGGAACGAATGATGAAACGAAAAACATATTAGTAGTTGAATCTGTAAATGATTCATTGCGAAATATATTAGGACAAAATAAAAATAATCACGGTATTGCTATTAAAGTAAATGATTCTAGTTCTAATATTTTATTTTATAATGATACTAGCACAAATATAGTCAATGAACCTAATGCTAATATTTCTTACATTTCAAATGATACTTTAATGCAAAATACTGTTAACGATTACACATCAACTGGCGTATTGAAATTATCGTCGAACGGTAAAATAGTACATTCTTCTGATATATTTCAAGTTGATAACTCTGGTGGACGAATTTATATGGACAATTCTGGTTTTGTATTAGATTCTTCGGGCGCGATTGTATTAAATGCGTACGGAATTACGGTAGAAGCAAGCGGTGGCAATATGTTATTGGATGTAAGTGGTAATTATTTTATAAAAAGTAATGAAACTCAATTATCCGTAAATGAAAACATTGTCGATATTTCTTCAAATAATATTACATTAACATCAACAAACGGCAATATCGGGTTTGATTCTAGTGGTGGAAAAATAGATGTGATATCTGATATTGCAAACTTTTACTCTCACGTGAAAATACTATCAACAAATCAAGATTCATCGAGTAATGTATTCAATGAAACATTAACTGTTTTTGATAGTTCAAACAATGTATATCTTGAAAATGTATATGACATTTCAGGAATCCTCACAGGTTCTGCGATAACTGGAGTTTCAAAAGATGCTAGTTCTAATACATTTATGCATCTTATTTCTCGAAATACAAAACAAGGAGCTGCCTATGGTGGAGGTGTATATCCATTAGATACATCTCGCTCTATGAATACTATTGGTATTAATGATAATTCTGGAAATTATGTAATGAATCAAACCATTGTTTCCAATAAAGATAGTGCCAAATATCTTTCTACATTAGGTATCAATACATTTGCTCCTAAGACAAATGAATATGTTATGGATCTTAATGGACCTATGCGAATTTCTAATGGTGAAATTAATAATGTTGCAAACACTAGCTTTGAAATACAATCGGTATCTTTTTCTAAAAACAATTTACTTTATGGTATTGCGTGTGGTACACCTACTGTCCTCAATGATTTACCAATAAATTCTCCTAGTTTTTCACAAACATTACTATATACAAAAAATGGTGGTATCGAATGGGCAGAAGCAGATGTATATAATAGTACAACATTAGACGATCTACTTGTAAATTTTAACTCGAGTTGTTTATATGATGCCAATTATGGTATTATTGGCGGCAATTCTTCGTATTTATATTATACGAACAATGGTGGTAGCAATTGGTACAGAATGCAAAACTATGAAAGTGGCAGTGATTTTTTAACAGACAATACGTATCGTGATACTAATTCAGCTGTTATTGTTTCTTACAATTCAAATTTACGAGTATATATTGCTTATAAATATAACGATCCCGATGGAGATCCCGTTGATACTTTCACAAAACAGATTCGTTATTTTGATATACCAATTGCATCATTATCAACTGATTTGAATGGCGATACTTACAAAATATCTACATTCAATGAAATTAGTATTACTAGCGATATCAATATATCTTATGGTACAAATAGCACAAATTATTTATATTATGTTGGTAATGGCATAATGAAAGTTCAAATCTCGGATTCTACCATTACATATACTGTTAATACTACTTCAACCTATTCCCATATATATGCATACGACGATAATTTTGTCATTGCTGTTGGTGATAATATCATCTCTTACACAAATGATGGAACTACCTGGACAAATATTGCCATTGATACAAATACATCATTAGGGTCAAATATTATATTAAATCACGTTCATATATACGATACAAATAATATTTCAGTTGTTGGTAATAACGGAGTATTTGCGTATACAACATTTGGTCCGGAAGGATCGAATTGGCAACTTGTATCAAATACTATTTTGAATTCGTCCGGTAATGCTCATCTAATTAATGATAGTCAAAATACTTTGAAAACTGTTCATATGATTGACAAAAATACGTTGATTATTTCAAATGTTCTCGACAAGTCGTCAAATACAACTGATGATTCAAATGACATTGCTGGTAAAAGTAAGTTATTGTATGTATTCTTACCTAATTTATATTTCAAACTTGAAAATAATTTGTTAGATATTTGTGGAAATATGATGATTTCGGGTAATATTCAAACATATGAGGGATATATTGGTATTGGGAAAGCACCGTCAGCTCTGACTGCTTTAGATATTAGCGCAAATAATGCAATACAATTGCCTATTGGTAATAATTCTCAACGACCAGTTTCCGATAACTCTGGAGATAGTTATAAAGGTCTTTTGCGTTATAATAATGAAATTGATCAGTTTGAAGGTTATGGCGGCGGCGATATATGGGGGCCGCTAGGTGGTACTGATGCAAATGGTGATTTGGTAGTTGAAAATGATCTAACTGTGAATGGTCGGACATATTTGAATACTATACACGGACAGGAAGGTGTCAACGGCGGTATGATTAGGTTTGAAGCAGAAATTGTAGGATCCTCTGCAGATTTAGGCTATGCAGAAATACACCAGATTCTTAGTAGGGGTGGTTGCATTTTTAATGATATATGTGCAAATGATATATCTGTCAATACAATTCAAGCAGACAATTTACATATTGTTAATCCAATCACTTCTGAAACAATTGTAAATATCAGTACAACAAATTACGACGAAGTGAAAGTAGAAGAAGATATCACTGTTAATGGAAGATTTTTTGTTAATGAAATAACTAATACAGGAACTATTAACACAAATATTATAAATGCAACTACTGGAACTTTCGACGTCATTACTGCTAATAATGGTACATCAAATATTGGTCAGTTAAATATTACTGGTTTATCGAGTTCCGATGGCCACCTTACTGTAGATAAGGATATAACAACCAATCGAATTTTTATTGATCGTGATTTTTCAGCATCTAGCGCATCGATATTTAGCTCATTGGTTCTAATGGGACCGCTCATTCTAAATAACCAAGGGTCGATTGATGATGCACTTCATATATCTACATCGGCTCTTTCTTCTATCAATGCTACCATTACTGGTGATTTATCAATTAATAACAACCTGTATGTATCTGGCGACGTTTCGTGGAACTCCGCCAACATTGCTAATGATTCTATCCCTCAATCCGCTATTATTGGTGGAAACAGTTTTAGTGGAGGAGTGAATATTGACGGAGACCTCAGTTTGAACAATCGCCTTTTTGTTGGAAATAATGCCACGTTTTCCGGCGACGTTTCAATTAATAACAACCTTTATGTATCCGGCGACGTTTCTTGGAACTCCGCCAACATTGCTAATGATTCTATCCCTCAATCCGCTATTATTGATAGAAATGATTTTACTGGGGCGGTGGCTATTGATGGAGACCTCAGTTTGAACAATCGCCTTTTTGTTGGAAATAATGCCACGTTTTCCGGCGACGTATCAATTAACAGCAGCCTTTATATATCTGGCGATGTTTCGTGGAACTCCACCAACATTCCTAATGATTCTATCCCTCAATCCGCTATTATTGGTGGAAACAGTTTTAGTGGAGGAGTGAATATTGACGGAGACCTCACTTTGAACAATCGCCTTTTTGTTGGAAATAATGCCACGTTTTCCGGCGACGTTTCAATTAATAACAACCTTTATGTATCCGGCGACGTTTCAATTAATAACAACCTTTATGTATCCGGCGACGTTTCTTGGAACT